TTATCAGCAACTGCTAGAAAGACCTTCTACAGGTTTACTCGTGCCGCTCAGTTACACTACGGAGGACGTCAGTCTAAGAAAAGGACATAATGCCAAAGGCTCACAAAATCGGACCAAAACACTTCGTACAATTAACAAACTTCCCTTTTAAATGGGGCTTTAAATTTATTGTCCGTGGTTGGACGCAGGAGATTGAACCCCCGTATCGCACATCTAACCCCTTTATAGTACGATTGCCTAGGTATAAAGCGTTAGTGTTTGGAGCGTGGAGTGGAATGAAAACTGAAGAAGAAGCCTTAAGTACTGCATTAGGAAGGCGGGAAGTTACTTACGATGATTTTACGGAAGAAGCGGGATGGACACCAGCCCCAGACTCGAATCGAGAAGCGAGTATCGACGATCTCTACTCCCGATTTGATTTCATGGATGGAGCAGTCGATGTACACGATTGGAAGACATATCACGATCTGGCAAAGGCAACAGAGTGAAGCAGACCTTGATGAAATTGTTATGGGTGCAGAGGTCTTTCATGCAATTGCTAGAGAGTTAAAGCGACGCTCTAAGTCTGTGTTATGATTAACTGTCTTACTCTCTTACAGGTCAGGCGCTAACCCATCCTTAGTGATGGGTTTCGCTATTTAATAAGGATATTATGTCATTTGATAAAGATAAGTTCGAAGAAATTACACCTGAGTTCTATCAGGCTGAAGAAAAGCCTGTAGAAGATCCAGTAGAAGATTTATTAGATGAACTATCTCAAAAGTTTGTAGATACTTTAATCGATAAGATGATGGACTTCTTAAAGGTGTTAGTTGGCCATGATCTTCACCCGTATCAAAAGCCATTGGCTCGTAGGATTATGGAATCGGTAATTATAAATGATGGTGAAGAAGTTACTGCCCTTGCCTCTCGTCAGTCAGGTAAATCTGAAACAGTTGCGGACACTGTAGCCACACTAATGATTCTTCTTCCTCGTCTTGCAAAGTTATACCCTGATTTATTAGGAAAATTTAAAGATGGAGTTTGGGTTGGGTTATTTGCACCTACAGAGTCTCAGGCTGAGACCTTGTTTGGACGTGCTGTTACTAGATTAACTTCAGAACGAGCAGTAGATATTATGGGCGATGTTGAAATTGATGACTCTGCAGTTCGTGTCGGTGGTGTAACTAGACAAATTAAATTAAAGAAATCTGGATCAACAATTACAATGATGACCGCTAACCCTCGTGCAAAGATCGAGTCTAAGTCATTCCATTTGATTGTTATTGACGAGTGTCAAGAAGCAGATGACTTTGTTGTCTCTAAATCAATCTCTCCTATGCTTGCATACTATGCGGGAACTATGGTTAAAACAGGCACTCCAACTACAAGTAAGAATAACTTTTATAGATCAATTCAATTAAACCGTAGACGTCAAACAACAAAAGGAAATAGACAAAATCATTTTCAATGGGACTGGAAAGATGTAGCCAAATTCAACGCAAACTATGAAAAGTTTATTCGTAAAGAAATGTTACGTATTGGAGAAGAATCAGACGAGTTCCAAATGTCGTATAACTGTAAGTGGCTCTTGGAGAGAGGTATGTTTATTACTTCTTCAATTATGGATGAGTTGGGTGATACGTCTCAAGAACTTGTTAAAGTGTGGCACAAGACTCCAGTTGTTGTTGGCATTGACCCTGCTCGTAAAACTGACAGTACAGTTGTTACTGTGGTTTGGGTTGATTGGGATCGTCCTGACGAGTTTGGTTATTTTGATCACCGAATACTTAACTGGTTAGAGATGCAAGGAGATGATTGGGAAGAGCAGTACTATCAAGTAGTAAACTTTTTAAGTAACTATGATGTTCTTGCTATCGGTGTTGACGCTAACGGTGTAGGAGATGCTGTAGCCCAAAGATTAAAGTTATTATTACCAAGAGCAGAAGTAATGTCTTTAACATCTAGCCCCTCTGAACAGTCTAAGAGATGGAAACATTTACAGGCTTTAATTCAACGCAAAATGATTGCTTGGCCTGCTCATGCAAAAACTAGGCGCCTAAGAACTTGGAAGAGGTTCTATCAACAGATGGTTGATGCAGAGGTTCAATATAAAGGCCCAAATTTCCTTGTAGCGGCCCCTGATGAATCCTACGCACATGATGACTTTGTAGATTCTTTATCAATTGCATGTTCTTTAACTCAGGACCTAGTAATGCCCGAAGTAGTAGCCTCTAGTAATCCTTTTTTCTAGTTAGACAACACAAAGTATCAAAAAGGGTGGAAACTATTACCAAGGAAAAGGCCTTTCCCAAATCAATCCTTAAGGAGTCATTATGACAATCTCACCAGCACCTCGCTTCCCAGAGCGTGCACCACAGGTTTATGAGCGCAAGGGTGCAGATAATGCAACTCGCCGTGGACCGCTTCGTTTTGAAGAAGGTGTCGCAACTGATACCGATATTCCAAACGATTTTCAATTAGGAATGCAACAAGGTTCTGCAGTGGCTGCAGGACGACCAAACCGTAATGCACCAGTATGGCAGAAGCCTGCTGCTGAAACACTTGCAGAACGTGCTCACGTGGGTTCTGCTTCATGGACAGAGGCACCAACATTTCTTGGTGAGTTTGCCCATGGAACAATGAACGACTACTCAGCCGCACAGATTGAGACAGTTGCTCGTTCAGGTGGACGGACTCAACGTCAGTCCCCAACAGTCGTAAACGACTAAGTAACTTATTAACACCTGACTCCGCTCATGCTATAAGGTATGAGCGGAGATCGGTCATCTACGGAGGAGACGTAAATGCGTAAGCCTGCTAACCCAAAACTTTATGCGATGTTTGTTGCACAAGCACGGGCAAAATATTCTAACTATCCAAATCCTGGAGCAAGTGCATGGGTAAGCAAGAAGTACCAACAAGCAGGTGGTCAATATGTTGAAACGACTGAAGCATCTCGTCGTGCAAACATGGCAAGAAAGAAACAAGAGAATGCTAAAAATAAAGAACGTGAAAGTAAAAAAGAAGTAAAGAACTCTAAAAAAGAAAAAGATAAAGGCAAGAAGTAATGTCATTTTTGGACTTTAGTCCGCCGTCATATAGAGCGGCATCTTCTGACTTAACTATTTCTATTTCTCCATTAGGATTAGTAGAACTTGCTGATGAAGAATTTGAGGTTCACGGTCCTCGTTTAAACCGTTATTCACTTAACTGGGCAATGTACCTAGGACACCATTGGGGGTATCGTCGTGAGCAAGGCGAAATGCAAATCGCTGTTAACTATTATCGGGCGTTTAATGATTATCTTTCCCGTTTTACTTTTGGTCGTGGGGTTCATTTTAGGTCTCCAAAAGCGACTGAAGCGATTGTACCTGACAGGTTGGAACGTGTTTGGGAAGTAGATAATGACAAGATGCGTGTCCTACTTGAGATGGGACAACAAGGCGGAATTACTGGAGATTGTTTTGTAAAGGTTGCATATGAAGAACCTTGGACAGACTCTGCAGGCTTAGTACATCCTGGTCGTGTTCGTATTCTTCCAATGAACTCCTCTTTTTGTTTTCCTGAGTTTCATCCACATGATAGAAATAGATTATTAAGATTTAAACAAAAGTACCGTTTCTGGGGAACATCTTTAGAAGGTACTCGTCAAGTATTTACTTATACTGAAATTCTTACCGATGACATAATTGAAGAATATGTAAACGATGAACTCATTGATTCACGTCCAAATCCTCTTGGCGTAATTCCTGTAGTTCACATTCCTAATGTTCCTGTTTCAGGATCGCCGTGGGGTCTCTCGGACGCACACGACATCATCACTATAAACCGTGCATATAACGAAATTAGCACTGATGTTGCAGACATCATTAACTACCACGCATCGCCTGTAACGGTAATCGTGGGTGCTAAAGCCTCCAACTTAGAAAAGGGCGCAAAGAAGGTTTGGGGCGGTCTTCCAAAAGACGCCCAAGTCTTTAATTTAGAAGGTGGTGCACAAGGTATTGACGGAGCCTTGAAGTACCTAGAACTTCTAAAACGTTCAATGCATGAGTTAATGAATATTCCAGAAACTGCATTAGGACAAGTTCAACCAATTTCAAATACTTCTGGTGTAGCACTATCTATTCAGTATCAACCATTAATGAATCGTTACTCTCAAAAAGTTGCCCAATATGGAAAGGGCCTTGAAAAGATTAATGAATTAGTAATGAAGACTCTTGCAGTTAAAGAGCCACAGACATTTATGTATAACCCAGATGAAGATGGACCAATCAAAGAAGGTCAGTATCCACAACTTGACCCAAATGATCCAGTTACGTATATAAACTACGCACAATTTCCTCAGCCATTGCCTCTTGATAAACTTATCGTTCTTAATGAAATTCAAACTAAACTAGGTATGGGATTAGAGTCTAAAGAAGGTGCACTACGTCAATTAGGTGAAGAATTTCCAGAAGAGAAATTACTTGAGATTCGTCAAGAACTTATGGCTGATGCATCGGCTGATGGTGCTCTTCAACTCATAAAGGTTCAAATTCAAAAGCAGATTATGGACATGACTGGCATGATGCCAGGACCTGATGGCAGTAGCGCTATTCCTATGCAACCAACACAATTAGGTGATGGAGATGTTATGGGTGATGGAATACAGGGTCCTCAAGATGACCAAAACCCTTTAAATTCAGCCAGCCAAGAGACTGAAAGCATAGAGATTCAGGCAGAGGCTGAGATAAGAAACAAACTCGTTACTGATGCTTATGGAACAAAAATTCCACAAAGAAGAACAGTAGACAGAGATTAATTAGATTTCTGATGTAAAATCAGAATTTATCGAGACATATGCATTTAAATAAAGTGCAATTATCTCGTTAAAACCCAGTGATACGCCGAAAGGCATTCGGACAACGACCTAAGAAAGATAAGTGATAACTATGGAAAACACTGTAGAAACTACTGATTTACTGTCACCAGAAATTGTGGCAGCACTTCCAGTACAAGAAAATCCAAGTGAGGTAGGTTCTGTGTATAGTGCAGATGACATTGCTAAGGCTCGTGAACAAGAGAAAGCAAAGTTATACCCACAGATGGAAAAGATGAAAGAAGAACTTTCATCTCTAAAAAAGGCTCGTGAAGAACAAGCCGCTAAAGAAGCAGAACGTGAACAACGTATTGCTGAAGAACTAGTTCGCAAAGAAGCACAGAAGAAAGAAGAAGAAGAATCTGAACTTTCTTTTAAAGACCTCCTAAAAAAGAAGGAGCAAGAATTTCAGTCTCAATTAGAGGCTGAGCGTCTTGAAAGAGAACGTGCCTTTGCTCTATTAGAACAAGAACGTAAGTTCCAAGAAGTTATGAATTATCGTCAACAAAGAGTTGAGCAAGAGCGGGACAATATTGTTCCTGAATTGATTGACTTGATTGACGGCAACAGTGCAGATGAAGTAGAGCAGAGCATCTCAATGTTGAAAGAAAAATCTGCTCGAATTTTGTCATCTGCTCAACAAGCAATGCAAAGTGCAAGACAACAAATGGCAGGAACTAGAATTACTAATCCTGCCGCAGGACCCCTCGATAATGATTCGGAACAAAAATCGTACTCACCTGATTCGATCAGGGAAATGTCATTGGCGGATTATGCGAAAC